CTGCCGACCAAACGTCTCCATGATGGCTGTTAGGGCGTCAGCCTTGTGCTGCATACCTGACGCACTTGCCGCCTTTAGCTGCCTGCCAAGCTCATCGACCACGCTGACATGGACTGGCTTGTTGATCAAAGTAGACATCACCCCCGCCCCACTGGTGTAGCCTGCTGGTCCAATTAGGTCTGTCAGGCCAGCCTGCTCCAGCATGTTTTCCAAAACGGTCTTGGTGTGTTCCTTCCCCGATCCTGTCTCACCGATATTCAAAAGATACAGCGACGAAAAATTGCGTCTGTCTGTCACCCATCTGCGGCCCATTACTACCGACCCAAACGCGATGGCGCACTGCACGGCAAATTGGGGCTGCGGCTTAATTGCGGAGGTGGCGTAGCCATTAACAACGTCTTGCAATACGCCCGGTATAGCCAGAAGATGATCTGGAGTGTGATCCAGTGGCCCTGCGTCTGGCTTAGAAACAACTCTGGGCTTAGTTGTCATTTTGTTTAAGAGTTCTGTCCCACGGGCAAATATCTCTGCCTCGTCGGTCTCTGGCTCCTGCTTAATGTGCAGAAACGCAGCGGCCTCCCTGACGGCCTTAGTGACGTTGCCTTGAAATTCGTACTGCGTCCAAAGCTCAAAACAATCGAAGCTATGCTCTGAACTGAACGGATCGGATGCGTGGTGGCTGAAGGCGCGGCCATCATCAAAGACTTTGACCCCCGCCAGCTTGGAGGTGGAGTTGGGCGACAGGTATCGATCCTTTGCGGTCTGCTTGTAGCCGTACTGGACTAATAAACTGTGCATATCATGGGCCTCATTAAAGGCGTCGATGACGCTGGTGCCGTCATTGTTTTTTGGCCGTGGCTTGCGGGGTGGCTGAAATTCTGGCTCACGCCGCCACGGGCAGATGGATTGCATCTGTGGCCGAAATTTATCCCACTCTTTCCAAATTGTCAGAAGTTGCGGCGGTAGCTCTGGCAGGCCATCAAATATACTCCTGCCTGCCCACTCGTATGGTCGCCCAGTGTCTGGGTGAATTGATGGCGGCAACACATCCTGCACTGCCCCGGCGCGTAGCTCAAAGACTACAGAGGTTTTGCGCGGGTCCCCCTCGACAGGCCACGATATTTTGTGGGTAATCAGATCAGGCGGTGCCTTGAAGATCAGCTTGCCTCGATTTTCGCGCCCAATGATTTGTGGTGCCGACTGCATTAGCTCTGAGAAATCGATGCCCAGTTCTTCAAAGATCAGCTTGGTGTGTTCCACATGATCGATGTCAACGGCACAAGTGCCGCTGGCCCCATGAAGCAAGCCCACGTTGTGCGTTGGGTTCTGCTCGTAATACAGACGCGCTTTTTCTGGATCAGACAGTGCCTGCTCTGGCTTCTGCCATCCAAAGCGGGTTGGGCCTTTAGTCCCTGCTGGGATTGTGACCAAGAAAAAACCCATCTTCTCGCAATACTCTTCCACTTTTATTGTCATTTTTTTTGACCTCTTATTTATAGACGGTCAGATATTCTGACAATTTTCTCCAAGTGTTCAAACTGATTCGTTCGTTGCCCTGCTGCACGGCCTTTACGGTGGGGTGCGACAGCCCAGATTTCTGTGCGACAACGGTCAGCCTGCGATCTTGCAGTGCGTCCCGTATGGTCTCAAGAGGTATCATATCGTCCATTTTTCGCTCCATTTTACATTTGCTGTAAAAAGAGCTTTACAGTCTGAAACTTTAGGAGTAAACCAATTTCTGTAGAAAATGTGAATGAATGAATGAAAACGAAAACGGAGAACGAAATGGACAATATCAATGTCGATATTCTTGCCACCGATTGGCTGGCAATTAAGGCAGAAGAAAAGGCGCTGACAGCAAAGCGCCACGCGATTGAAGAGCAGATCGCAGCGGCCCTAGAAGTCAAAGACGAGGGGTCAATCTCCCACAAATTGGACGGCCATAAGATTACGCTGACACAGCCTGTCAGCCGTAAAGTTGATGCCATTGTGTGGGACAAACTCAGCCGTAAAATTCCAACTAGCCTACACCCTGTGAAACACACAATCAGCGCAGATGCCGCTGGTTGCCGCTACTTGTTGGCTAATGAGCCAAAGTTGTGGGCCAAGATCGCGCCTGCCTTTGAAACCAAGGCTGGCAAGATTGGCGTCAAGGTGGAGGCGCTTTGATGCGCCTGACTGATGTCGAGCTTGAGGTGCTGATCGCTGCTCTGGACGCTATCGTTGTGATGGACGGCCAAAGCAAAAGCCCAGACCAAATCAGGTTAGAGCGTAAATTAAATCGGTGGCGCGACCACCCAGACTTGGAGTTTGCAGAATGAACCGCAGCATAGATGAAATTTTGGACGAGGTATTCGCCAAAGTATTTAAGGGAGATTGGTAATGGGATTTAAGATCGAAAAGGGGGTGCCAATGACGGCACCATCGCGGGACAGATCGGGCAAGTGGAAAGATTTGCTGGGTAAAATGGACGTTGGAGACAGCGTTGTGGTCGATGAGCAGTCGCAAGCCACATCAATTCGCAACACGGGAAAACGCATGGGAATGCTGGTGCGTTGCCAACAGCAGGACGATGGCAGCTTTCGGGCATGGAGGATTGAGTAATGGCTTGTTTGGTTTTTTTGACAACAAAAATTATGGAAAAGACAAAACAAATCCTTGTCAATTTAGATCACGTTAAAATGATAGAAAAATTTGTCAGTGATGATGAAGACTTGGGTGGCAATCAATCAATGTTGATCTTTACTCAAGACGATAGTGGGTATGACATTTTACACGTTGTTGATGATCAACAGGAAATTATACAAAAAATGTTGTGGCGTACGGACAGGCAACCAATGTGGAGGAATAATGATGGCGATTGATCTTAAAACACTGAGCAAGCCATCGGGCCAGCGTCCGATTATAGCGACCATTTTTGGTGAAGGCGGGATGGGAAAAACAACACTGGCTTCTATGTTCCCGAACCCGGTTATAATTCGCACGGAGGACGGCACGGCCAGCCTGACGGGCAATGACAACGTCAGCCTGTTCCCACTGTCCACATCCAGCCAAGATGTGCTGGACGCAATCGAGGCGCTTGCCACGCAAGACCACAATCACAAAACATTGGTGATTGATTCGATCACTCAGTTAGCGACGATAATTGAGTCAGAAATCGTAAATGCAGATGGTAAGGCCAAGTCGATTAATGCGGCGGCGGGAGGTTTTGGTGCTGGTCAATCTGCGGCGGCTGAAAAGCATCGCCAGATCAGAGACTGGGCTGGATCACTGGCATACGAAAAGGGCATGAATATAATCTTCATTGCCCATGCCGATACAGAACACTTGGAGCTACCGGATAGCGATAGTTACTCAAGATACACGCTGCGGTTGCATCGTAAATCTTTGGCAAACTATACAGACAACGTCGATCTTGTGGCGATGATCAGGCTGAAAACTTTCGTCAGAAATGGCGAGGGCGACAAGAAACGTGCAATCAGTACGGGTGAGCGCGAAATCATCTGCCATCCGCAGGCGGCATCTATCACCAAAAATCGTTTTAACATTAGTGAGCCGCTGCCGTTCACTTTTGACCGCAACCCTTTCGCAGACTTTTTAACAGAGTAGGAAAAGCAATGGACTTTAGCAATATTAACTTCGACGCCGTGGAAGTGGCACCATCTTTCGAGCCGCTCCCAGCAGGCAATTACAAGTGCGTGATTACTGACCGTGAGCAGAAGCCTACCAAAGCGCAGACTGGATCATATCTTCAACTGAAAATCGAAGTGATTGAGGGCCACTACACTGGCCGTGTGGTGTTCGACAGATTGAACCTTGAGAACCCAAACGCCACCGCCGTTGAGATCGCAACTCGTACTTTGAAGTCGATTGGCGCGGCCTTACAGGTTCCGCTGCATAATTCAGAGGAATTGCTCGACAAGCCGCTGATGGTCAAGCTGGCGGTACGACCAGCGTCAAATGGCTATGACGCCAGCAATGACGTTAAGGGATACGCAAGCGCGGGTGCAGCCACAGCGGCTCCACAGGCGGCTCCAGCGGCGGCTCCACAGGCTGCCGCCGCCCCACCTTGGAAGCGATAACTATTTTGCGATGGGGCGGCTTTTGCTGCCCCATTTCTCAAATAGAGAGGAGCCGAGATGAACCTTGATAAATACAATCCATCGCCCACAGTGCAGAAAATTTACGAACACTACGAGGCAAGCCGCGATAACGG